GTCAAATGCAGTATCGGCAGTGTATGTACACGATACGGGCAATACAACATATTTAGTGTTACCTGTAAGGTTGAAGTAAGCGAGGAGTATTTTATGGACATAGAACAAATGGCGTTTGAAAGGTTACGTTTAGGAGCAGAAACCTCAAAGCGTATGTATAATGCACCGTTGCTGTTATGTTATAGCGGCGGCAAGGATAGTGACGTATTGTTGCAGTTGGCAATTAATAGTGATATTGATTTTGAAGTTTTACATAATCATACCACAATAGATGCACCCGAAACGGTGTATCATATCAGAAATACATTTAAAAAGTTAGAGTTGCAGGGTATCAAATGTACTATCGAAAAACCAACGTATAAGGGTGAGAGGGTGACAATGTGGTCGTTGATACCGCAGGTAATGTTACCGCCAACACGATTAATGCGGTACTGTTGCTCCGTCCTAAAGGAAAAAGGGGGGAGAAACAGGGCTATTGCGACAGGTGTTCGCAGAGCCGAAAGCCGTTCACGCTCTAAGCGTGGAATATACGAAGATTTCAACAGCAATAAGAACAAAAGAATCGTTTTGAATAATGACAATGACGACAAAAGGCGTTGGATTGAAAGATGTCAAAAGCAGGCGAAAACAGTAATTAACCCCATTGTTGATTGGAATGATGAAAACATAAAGGACTATATCCAAAGTGAAAAGATAGACCTAAACCCATTATACTGTGAGGGTTTCAAGAGAGTTGGTTGTGTGGGTTGTCCTATGGCGGGAAAACATAGATATGCCGAATTTCGCAGGTATCCGACTTATAAAAAGGCATATATACATGCCTTTGACCG